AGAAGAAGCGTAAATACAAAAGATATATTTTTATTTTCTAAATTAGATATGTCTTATAACCAAGTTAGAATTATTGAAGCCAAGCAGAATTCTACAGAATTTAAATGCTTAGGATCTGGCAACTGTTGCAAAATTGGCCTTAAGATCCACATGGCTGAATGTGCAAATATAGCTTTTAGACTTAGACAGCAATACTATCTTACTTTAGAAGACAAAGGCCAAGAGGCTGCTGATACATGGATGGGTCAAGTTGTTAATGACTTAAAGAATGCTATGTATGACGAAAACTGGAAACAGGATGGTGAAACTGATCGTCACTGTGCCTTCTACAAAGGTGGATGCACTATCTATGGATTTAGACCTATGGTGTGCAGGACATTTGGAACAATAACAACAATTGATGACTTCTGTCCTAGAATTAGAAATGCTTATGGCGGGATTGATTATTACTCTGGTGAAGGTGTTGCTAAAATAATTAAAGAATTTCAGATGCTTCTTAAAGAATACTCTGAGTCAAAAGACAACACTTATAATATGGTTGTGTATATGCCATTAGGTGTATTAAGCTTCTTGCTTTCTGATGAAGAACTTGATGAATTGGCTAAAAATACTGATGAGAAATTTTGGCGCGGAGTTGTTGGTTGGATGAATTACAGAGTTCAATTTACAAGAGAGCATGGATATAGTGTTGATGAACTTCTGAATTTTGCAAAAGAAGAAGGTCTGGAATTAGCATTTCCAATTGCGGAAGAATAACATTTAAAATAACTTACATTAACTCATCTGTTAAGACTTTATTTTTTGCTAAGATGTCTTTATGAACAGAAAACTGACCGACACCGAAACACTCGTTGTTTTTGCAAAGACAAACAAGCTTACAATTTACCGAGTTGTTTCTAAGTAATTAAAATTAATTATGGGAAAAGACCCCGAAAGGGGTCTTTTTCTGTATAATGACTAAAATGACAAAAATATATTGGAATAGAGTTGCTAATTCAACTAGAAATGAAGGGTATAAAACATCTACCGATGAGATTGTTGGAGGACTGCAAAGTAGAGGCTTCAGCATCGAGCAATTGTGTGCAACTCCACCAAATGAAGTTTCTGTTCTTGGCAATAGTTTTATAAATATTCAATATATAAGAAAACCCTCCGCAGTCTCAACTGACATTTTGATTAATAACACCCTTCCAGAAGGGTATGTTAAATCTGATGGATACAACATTGGATTTACTTATTGGGAAACTAATAAACTACCTGATTCTTGGATTGCACCAATGAACAGCATGGATGAGATCTGGACGACATCACAATGGGCTGTAGACGTTTTTAAAAGATCGGGGGTGACAGTCCCTATCTATGAATTTAAACTTGGCATAGACGATTCTCTGTACTTCCCTGTACGAAGGAGAAGGCACTCGCCATTCACCTTCTTTAGCATTGGCTCACCGTCAACAAGAAAAAATAGCCAGTTGACAGTCAATGCATTTATCAAATTGTTTGGCGGTGATGAAGACTGTCGTTTGATATACAAATCAATGGGTCCGCCAGACGCAAGAATTAATCCCGGAACAAGCTCAGTAATTCCTTTAGTTAATCATCCTAAAATATCTGTTTATGAAGACGATCTATCTGCTAGTGAGTTGGCTGATCTTTATGATTTGGCAGATTGTGTAGTGTTTCCTACGAGTGGTGAAGGTTGGGGATTCATGCCAATGCAAGGTATTGCTAAAGGTATACCGACTATATGCACTAATGCTACAGCCTGCACTGAATATGCTCACTTATCTGTTCCATTAGGATATGAAGATGTAGATGTAAATTTAGGTGGAATATATAAGGACTCTGGAACATGGGCTAAGCCAGATTTCCAAGATCTATGTGATAAAATGTTATATGTATTTCAAAACTATGAATATGTTTCTGAATATACATATGAAAATGCAACCAAGAATTACGAGCAAATGACTTGGGATTTTGCGATAGATGGTTTTGAGAATAGATTATGTCAAATATTGAAGAATATAAAGAAAAAACAATAATAGATAAAATCCGTGATATTGAAGAAGCTGGTCTCCTTGCAGTAAAGGGTTACTCTTATCATGAGATAGCATCTCTTCTGAGTATTAGCACAACTCAAGCAAAAGAATATATATCAGAATACAAGAAGCTTATAAATCGCCAAGCAGATGAAGATCCTTACTTTCTAGAGAGAATTCAGTTTAATACTATCAAGGCTCTTCAGGAGTTTGATCAATTGAGTAAAGAGGCTTGGGAAACAGTAAATATTGCTACTGATCATGGTATGGTTCCAGCCAGAATTCAAGCAATTAAGTTAGCAAGCGATATTGCTACTAAAAAAGCACAGTTGCATAAACTTATGGGTGGGAATCAAGCCGATAGTGAATATATCGGAAGAATGCAGAAGGCTGAGAATGTGAACCAAATTCTATCTAAAATTCTAAGAGATGTCATCTCTCAACACCCAGAGATAGCAGATCAAGTTAGAAGAGAACTTGCCATTGCTTTTGAAATCATGGGTAAAGACGATGATGTACAAGATGGTTAAGTAATTGAAGATTAGAGATAGGGAAGCAGAAAAACAAAGAAGAAAATTTACATTTATTTCTCCAGAGGAAATAGATGATCTTACTCTAGATGACTGTCTTGAAATATCACAAAAAATTATTGATTTATCAAATGAACTTTATCCTAAGACAGTAGGGCGGTTTTCTTTGTTTTCTGGTGGTTCAGATAGTGTCGTAGTTCTTCATCTAACAAAAGATATTGTTGATTATTCTATTCATATAAATACTGGTATAGGAATAGAGCAGACGCGACAATTTGTTAGAAATACTTGTGAAGACTACGGAATAAAACTTATTGAACAAAGCCCCCCATCTGGTTCGACTTATGAAGAACTTATAATGAAATTTGGATTTCCCGGACCCAGCCAGCACTATCTGATGTATAACAGATTGAAGCAAAGAGCTCTTAGAGATGTCAGAAATATGTTTATTGTTAATAGGAAAAGAGACTTAGTTCAATACTACACTGGAGTTAGATATTCTGAATCTTCTCGTCGTAAAAGAACTACTGACGACATCATGAAAGAAGGCAGCATAATCTGGGTTGCGCCTATTGCTCATTGGAATAATAAAAATATGGCTGAGTATAAGAAGATAAATAATCTTCCAATTAACGAAGTGTCATCGAATCTTCATATGAGCGGAGAATGTTTGTGTGGTGCATTTGCTAAAGAAAATGAACTATCTCAGATAGAGTTTTTCTATCCAGAAACAGCCAAGTATATCCGCGAGTTAGAAGAAAAAGTGAAAGAGTCGGGTATAAAAAGATGCCAATGGGGAACTCCAGATAGATATAATAAAAAATTAAAAAAGAAATCTGGTATACTTTGTGAGTCTTGTGATGAGCAATTCATCCACAATTTGTGACGGTGGAAAACTCCCATAAAGGTTTCCAGCGTTTCTTACGGAATTGGTCTCCCATAAAGCCAACTCAACGTAGTTAGGAGATTGTATGTCCGATTTTCTCGGATTTAATATTAACTTTGAGGATTTTGATCGTCTTTTGAGAAAAGAAGATCTTATCGAACAACCTGTACCGATTGAAGTATTTGTTCAAGATAAAAAATATTTAGGATTACGCCCTCTGTCGCGGATTCAATTAGAGATGGTGAAGCATAGCAGACAAATCTTCAAAGAACGCACACTAATTGAAATTTTAGGAGAAGATGAAGGTAGAGAATATTACAAGAAATATACAGATAATGAAGTTATTTGCATGTTGGGTAAGGGTTCAGGTAAAGACCATTGTGCAAGAATTTCAATTGCCTATACAGCCTACCTTCTTCATTGCCTAAGAGATCCTCTTAATTACTACGGAAAAGCTGGCAACGTGTATATTGACTTGCTTAACCTTGCTGTTAACGCACAACAGGCACAAAGAGTTTTCTTTGAGCCTTTTAAAAATTTGCTACTTAGTTCTCCATATTTTAATAGCGTTGGCTTTGAGCCAAGAGTCTCAGAAATATTCTTCTTTTCAAGACCAGTTAGATGCTTCTCAGGTCACTCAGAAAGTGAAGGATGGGAGGGTTATGAAGTTATGACAGTAATTCTTGACGAAATTGCGGCCTTCAAAACTGATATAGAACTTAAGGGTGAAACTAGATCTAAAGGTTCTGCTTCTGCTATCTATAACATGAGCAAGTTATCTGTCATGTCTAGATTCCCAGAAATAGGCAAAGTTATTCTTCTTTCCTTCCCTAGGTATAAAGGTGACTTTATTGAACAAAGATATTATGGAGCTCAGCAAAAGAGTGGAACAAAAACTTGGTTCATAAAGGCTGCAACTTGGGAAGTTAACCCAACAATTAAAAAAGAAGATTTAAAATCAGAATACGAAAGAAACCCTATTGAGGCAGCATCAAGATTTGAATGCAATCCTCCAAACATGGAAGATGCTTACTTTAGAGATCCAGATCGCGTTCGTAAATCTTTTATGTATGGAGAAAGCCCTGTTGACGAAGAAGGCCAATTTAAAAAGTGGTTTAATGGAACAGATGGGCAAACTAGATTTATTCATGTTGACTTGGGATTGAAGCGAGATCGTGCTGCGCTTTGTATGTCTCATTGTGTTGGCCTAAAGGAGATTAAGACATCAATGGGGATAGAAACTCTTCCAATTATTAATGTTGATCTGATTCACTCTTGGGAAGCTTATGTTGGAAATGAAATTAACTTTGCATCAGTAAGACAAATGATCATAGATCTATGTAGAAAATTTGATGTCGCTAAGGTTACATTTGACCGCTGGCAGTCTGTTGAAATGATACAAAGTTTAAGAGCTCAGGGTATTAATGCAGATTTTCACAGCGTTAAGAAAACAGATTACGACACTCTTATGACAGCAATGTATGATACTCGACTTCGAGGGTATTGGAATGAACTTTTAGTGGAAGAAGAACTTTTGAAATTAAAGTTGTTTAGCAATAATAAAATAGATCACCCGACAACTGGTTCAAAAGACTTGGCTGATGCCCTGGCTGGTTCTGTTTTTAATTGTGTTCAAAACGTAGCACTAACAGAAGAAGTGGATATAGAAATTTTGACACCAGATCCGTTGTATGAAAAATACGAAGATATGGAAGATTATGGTACGGTGCAGGTGTATAATAATAATCTTGGGGAATTTACCCCAGGATATTCTCAACAAACAGTTGATGCACAGAAATGGATAGAATCAATATGAACAACAATCAATTAGATATCAATCTGGTTATAGAAGAACTTGTCAATCAGATCTCCGCTTTAAATCTGGAGAACGCGGTGCTAAAGGCGCGTATCAAAGTTGCAGAAAAGGGTGATCAAATCGCTACGACAATTCCTGCTACTCCTTCTGAGTGATTTGAAACGTTTACAAAAAGTTCACTACTCGGAATAAAAAAATCTCCCTTCGGCGTTGCTACTGGCAAGGCAGGTGATAAAGTCAATGCCAACAGATACGGCGACCGATTCGGCGTACTGATTTTATAAATACAACAAAACATCAAGGAATAGGAGAAAATAAAATGGCAGGATTCACTCTCAATAAGGTTGACAATTTCCCTGAGATTTCTCGTTCGGGTCGTGTGTCCGAAGAGTTGCAGGCAATTATTAACGCTTTGAATGAGTCTGTTAATACTGGTGATAAGTTCTGTATTGACAATGTTCTTCCCGGCAAACCGTATAACTCAATGCAACAGAGAATTCGTGCGCAGGCTAAGAAACTCAATTACAAGATTATCATTCGTTTTGATGCTGAGACCAATAAACTTTACTTCAAGGCTTCCCGTATGGGAAATGAGAAGGTTGCCGTTAACGAAATTGTTAAGGCAAAGGAAGTTACTGGCGTAAGCACCAAGCCCAAGAGCAAGTAATTTGTAAAAAAATACTTCTCCATAAAGTAGTAAAAAACCCCCGTGTGTAAAGCACGGGGGTTTTTTTTATGTCATAATGTTTGCATGATCAACGTTGAACAGCAAACCATTGAAATTACAAATGACCAAATTAAATCGTGGTGCCCCATGTTTGGGCTTCCATGCTACGATAATCAATTGACAGAACCCTTCTTTATGTCAATGCTTAGAACAGCAATGGCTTTTAAAGAATTGGGTATGAGATTTTCTATCTCTACAATCAGCGATTCACTTATAAGTCGAGCCAGGAATCAACTTGTCGCCAAATTTATGGCCAATAAAGAGTTTACTCATTTGATTTTTATTGATGTTGACATTAGCTTTAGCCATGAAGATATTTTGAAAATGTTATGGCATGAGCAAGAAATTATAACTGGTGCTTACCCCATAAAGGATATCAACTGGGATAAGGTGACTAAAAATGTTAAGAATGGAATGGAACCAAAGAAACTCCTTGAGAACAGCATTAGGTATGTTGTTAACCCGGTAAGAACTGGTGAGAATAAAGTTAAGGTTGATAAAGGTGCTATCTCTGTTTATGACGCGGGTACAGGGTTTATGTGTATCTCAAGATCAGCATTTGAGAAATTGTTTGCTGCTCACCCAGAATTGAAATACGTTGACGATACAGGTACGCTTGTTGGTGAAGAAAAAGAGAACGCATACGCTCTCTTTAATTCTTATGTTGACCCTGAGACAAATAGATTCCTTTCAGAAGACTATGGCTTTTGTAGATACTGGCAAGAGATAGGTGGCTCTATTTGGACAGATCCATCTATTGAATTGGGCCATCTTGGAAGATTGAAGTATAACGGTAAATTGATTGACTTCTTGATGCAGGCTTCGGCTGAAGCACAGGAACAAAAATCATAAAACGATTACAAAATTGGATTTTATCTAAACAGCATAG